TCGTGAAACTTTCCAACTATCCAAAAGCGCACGAATGCGATCGGCGGGAAGAGCTGTGCCAGAAGATTTCAAAACCATCGTTGGATAAGGCTCTTGCGCATATATTGTGGCAGCCTTTTCAAGTGCGAATGCGGCTTTGATTGTTCTTCCAGCACGATTTAACAAACCCTCATCAATTCCATTAAACACAGCAAGTGATCCGACGCCTTGATTTGGCACAACCATTCCATCGACGCGATACCCTGTGATTTCTGTGCTCATTGCGTTTGTGATGATTTGCACGCGATCAGGTGCGATTCTTTGTGTGTCACGAATGCGACCTGTGTCTGCATAAAGTTCCATAATTTGAAGATAGGCGACGCCATAGAATAATAAATCCTCGACGATGAAGCTGTAAGCTGAATAACCTGTGACGCGTTTGTCAGGTTGATTGATGATTCGCGGTGGATAGATTTCTTGACCGGTCGATTCGTCAATGATGTGCAACGGGATTGAAGCGATTGAAGCTGCAATGATGTTTCTTGCGCGAGCTATTGTTGGCACAGCCATTGCCTCATCGCGTGTCGCCGTGATTGGCGTCAGCAAGAATCCTGAAAGGCTGTTGATTGTGTTAAGCGGCGCAAGACTTGCCGCGATGTCTAAGTGATCCTCACTTTTTTGGGCAGCCTGTTGCGGCGCGGTGATAAACCAATCACGAATTGCCATGCGCGGATTCTCCCGCGCGTTTGAGCACTATCCGACCAAAATGTCAATCTCTGTTGATGGGCGTGTCGCAAAATGGCTGACCAACGCAATTGCGACGCAAGCTGTGACGGTTGATTGCGAAGCTCTGCGACCAATGACCCAACCTGTGTCGCCCATTCTTAATCGAGCGGCTGACAAAACCTGCGATGTCAATTCAGGTTGATTGCCGTGCCGAAGTCTGCGTGAAGTAATCGCGCCGAGAAGCTCGTCGCACGCCTGTGCATAAATTGCCCCGTCAATGTCGGTGATTCCGATGCCAGCGGGCTGCAATCTCATTGCTGACGCGGCAGCCGTGCGTCGTGAGAATGCGACGGTTTCGGTTGCATACTTTCGGGCATAGGTCGCCACATCATTTGCAACAGCTCTATCGTCTAGGGCGACAGGATTTGTCCAAGTATGCAAAAGCCTAACTTGAAAGCGATCTTCGGTCATTTTTTGGGCTGCAACTAATGCCGCTGATCTACGATCGGGCGAGAAGTCCAAGCCAAGCCAAGTCGGTGCAAGCGGATCAAGTTGCAAATCGTCTTCGCCGCAATCATTCCACGCATCTTGCGGAATCGCGCTGGAAATTGTCGCAACCCATCTGCACAGCACTTCCGTGCGCACGACATCAGGTGGATCATTGAGCACAGCCCTAATGTTGTCTTCGTGGATTGTGTAGCCAAGTGCAGGGTTTGCAGCTTTCCAATTTTCAACATCTTGAATGTCATCGGTTGCAGCTGACCATTCAAAATAACCGATTTCATCGCTTGCACCCGCGGCAGCTGCCAAACCGCGTTCGCGCAATTGATTCAAAACGACCGAATGCTGATCTCCCGCATTCGACAGGGCAATCACCATCGGATTTTTGGAAGCCATCGCGGTATATCGCAAGCTGGCAAACGAATCAAGGTCTTTCATCTCTCGAAGCTCATCAAGGAAAATCGTTTCAGGTCTTGAAATACCGCGGGCAGCCGCGCCGCCTGCCTTGACCATGTAGCGATTGCCATTGAGCAGCTCGATTTCTTCCGATCCGTGAGCCCACCTGATGCGCTTGACCTGAGATCGCAAGACAGCATTTGATTCGATAATCGAAACCATGTGCCTGAAAGTTTCAAGCGATGTCGTCAAGCGATGAGCTGTGCCAATTTGCAGCGGCTCATTCCACAAAAACAAACCCGTCAAAGCCCGCATGATCTGAAAGGTTGTCTTTCCCGATTGGCGCGCAACCACGACACAAACCTGAGAATTTAACCAACGACCATCGGGCTTGACGCGATGGCTCTCAATTGCCAGCCATTCTTGCCACGGCATCAACTTCATTCCGATGCTATTGGCAAAATCAATCATTTCTTGACCCTTAGACGGCAAATTTGAAGGCTTTGAGGCGATTCTAGGCAGCGTGGAGCCAATAATCGAGCCCACAGGTGGAAAGAATCCCGATGCTTCCCGATTCGTGTCTGTAATGACCTTTAGACGCCCTTTTTGAGCCTTTCCAGCCTTAGTCATGGCTGCGCGATTCGTTTCGTGGTGAAACTAAACCGCGGAGGGACATGGCGGTGGAACGGCTGCTTAAAAAATCGACAGGCATTGAATCCTTCTTGCTGTAATTGCAACGACGGCAGCAAGCGACCAGATTGTCGTCATGATCCGTGCCTTGCTTGGCGACGGGAACTACATGATCAACCGTGTCAGCTTCCAATCCGCACCAAAAGCAACTAAATCCATCACGCTGAAGAATGCGTTGCCTAATCTTTTTCCAATGTGTTGAGTTTGCATCACGCTGCGATCTGATAGTCATTTAATACCACCCAAACTTCTTTTGATGTGCCAATGCTCCATCACATATCTTGCCATCATAACGCTTTGTTATGTATTTGAGTGTCAAATCAATTTGCTTTCGTGGGCTTTGTTTGCCATACCAATCAGATCGCATTTGCCCCAAACCTGTGTGACTTCCATTTCTTACCCAATATCTCCAAGAGCTTTCACGATGTATCAATTCAACAAAGCATTCAAATTCATTCCATTGATTAATTTGATTGTGTGCATATAGCTTCAGGTTCATCGAATCATTGATCCAATGAACCTGATTTGCATTTGTTGTCTGATATGTAGTGCCCACAGCTAAAGCCGTTAAGGCAAAGAGCTTCCCCAAACACTTTGCCCGCCGCTGCGAGCTAACCCGCGTCGCGGCTCGCTGCGAGCGTGCAGAGTGTATTGGCGTGTCAAGTGTCGTGCAATCCTCACGCTTATTCATCGGCGTGTTGCACAGGTTGTGCATCGGTTGTGGATAACTTGATGTCGAACATTTCCACATAAGATTCAGGCAGATAAGACATTGCCCTTCGCAAATAAAGAATCGCTTGCAGGGCTGTTGCCGCTTCAGCTGTAAAAGTCATCTCAATTGTGTGTTTGCGTTTCATCGCTTAGCTCCTCTACATTTTCCAATTCTTCCACGCCAAACGCGCTGCAACCTGAACATTGAACAAATACCTTGTCAGGCGGCAATCTGTCTGAAAGATCATTGAAGCTCAAATGCACCTTGTGCGCCTTACAGATTCGACACTTTGCCCGATACAGCTTCGCCATATTTGCTCCGATACAGGTTTTCGATAGGTTGAAGGTTTTGTTGCCCGATCCACCAAGTCGGCTGTTTGTGGTGTTTGTAGCGATCTCGCTTTGCAATGCTGACCGGTATCCAGCCCGCGATTCTGTATTTCGGGCACTTACCCACGACCAACACCGCCACATCGTGATTGCGGTCTGATTCATAGATAATCAATGACCCGCCGTCATAGTGTGTCCATTTGACTTCAATTGCAGCTCCGACATCAGCTGTCAGCTTGAATCGGCTCATTGCAGGATCAAACCCAATCATTCCAAAATACTTTGCCACAGCTATTTCAGCCCCAATGCTTTCGGTCACCTGTGCCACATATTCAGGAAATGACAGCTCTTTGTCATAGCGGCTGAAATGATTAGGCTTTAGTTCAAGCTCTTTGATTCGGCTGAGTGCCACTTCAGCTGCTCTTATTTGTTGCGCGTAATCAAGCACAATTTTCATTTGGCTGCCCTTTCCTTCTCGCTTAACATGTGATCAGGAACAGGCTCTTTTTCAATCTTAGGATCAAGGTTTAACCCGCGCTCATTAAGATAATCGGCATAGTCTTCAGGCGATAGCCAATCATCACCGTCTGGCGTTTGCTTCCACCATATGATCGGGCATTGCTTGGCTCGATTCTTTTCGGAGCACGCCCAACCAAGATAAGGCTTTCCAGACTTCTCCGATGTGCCAACGCGCTTCAAACGATGCCCATGCTGACACTTCGGCGGCTCTGACATCAGCTTTGCTCCGAGCACCTGTTTAAGCTCTCCGATTGATTCGGCAGCTGTCTTCACATTCGCGGGTTTGTAGTGATCCGCGGGCTCGGCTTGCAGCTTTTCTGCCTTCTCCATGTCTTGCCGCGTAGGTCGAGCGTTTGACGGCGTAAGCGCGCCAATCGCCCGACCATAGGCTGAAGTCACCGCGTTTTCGACCCAGAAATCGCGATTGACGCCATGCGTTGCCCGATGCTCAAAAGCGTAATCAATAGCAGCGGGCAATTCGTTGGGATCATCGGTGCGAAACGCTATCGCACGCACCAAGATTCGACCATTTTCAAAGTCGATGTGATCAATGTGGGCTTCAATTCTGCCCATCGGAAATTCAGCTCGAAATCTAGTGATTCGAGCATTTACATCTTCGTAATTGCTTAGATCGAACGCCATCATTTAACCTGCCGCGTGATAGCTCTGCCTTTGTAGAATCCTTGCGTATAGCCTACTTCCTTGCCAGTATTGAAACCCTTTGCATAGCCAATTAATAAAAAAATAAAAAGCGCAAAAATCGTCAAAACGACCGAAAGGGTCGTGTCAAAGAATGTGCAGATTGTTTCCATTTTCGCTCCCGTTGCCGCAACTTCGTTCGAGCTGCCAGCACTTACAGAATGACATCAATCGCCGACAATTTCAAACACTTGGCTTCGCCTTCGGCGTGTCATCATCTCTCTTTCGTGATTTCAAGCCGTTGCCTGCTAAGACACCGCCAAGCGATCCCGTCAAAAAGATTGCCAGCGTTTTGAGCAAGTCAATGAAAGCTGCATCGTTTGGAGCTTGCGCGCCAATGGGCTGAGTGACGAAAATTAGGGCATAGACCGTGCCTACCGTGACGCAAAAAAATGTTAGCGCAAGCGTTGCCCCAATCAAGAAAATGAGCCGCGCGTGTATGTCTTCAGGGCTCAATTTTTGCTTTGTCGATTTCTGATTGAGTAATTGTCGAACCCAAAATGTCTTTTGTGCAAGTTCCCGTGACTTTGCATTCGGGTGCTTGACATTCATTCAAATTCCAATTGTCGAATTCTTGGCAAGGGTATCTGATCCAACCGTCATAACCGCATGATGTCAGGGCGAGCGAAAGGGTAAGCGCGCCCAGACACCACGCGATCAGCTTATTTGCTGATCCCGAAAGCGGCATCGTTTGGATTTGCCCACCGCATTAACACGGGCGCAAGTGCAGCGATGCCAGCCAAACCAAGTGTTTTCAGGTCGGTTGTGCCTGTTGCTAGATAAACCGCAAGCGAGCCTGCGATAAAGCTACGCGACCAGCTCGCTAGAAGTGCTTTGATTTTTTCCATTTTTCTTTTTCGCTTTCTTCGGCTTTGTAGGTGTAGCCGAATCGGGAGCTTCAACGATTGGAAAATCGCCGTCAAACGGTGTGAATCTTGGAATGCCAAAACCGACAACAGGCGAACCCTTGCCGATTGCGCGCTCCTTAATCATCACCATTCCACCATTGCGCTGATCTCCCGTGCCTGATGTGTTGCCTTCAACGCAAATGACAGAATCTTTTTTCACATCAACGACGATGCCAATGTGCGAAATGCGATCAACGCCGTCGTGTGGAAAATCCATAAAAGCCAAATAACCTTTTTGCGGCGTTTCGCTCCATCGATTCTGATCCTTAAACTTTTGTGCTCCCGCTGCCGTGCTGACAACCGATGGAATCTTGATGCCAATTTTTGTCGCGCACCACATCACAAAACTTCCGCACCACGGCAAACCATCAGCCATCGTGTGTTTGCCATACTTGGTCAAATTGACAGGTTCTTCAATGTAGCCAACTTCAGCCAATGCAACTTGGCAAAATCTTTGAGCTGTGCCGTCAGGTAATGTCGTCATTATTTTGAGGGATTGTGCCTAGGCGGTAGGCTTGCCTAGGCTTAGTCCATTTGGAATAGGCTGGTCATAATCCCATTTGGCAATATATGCGCCTTCTCCATCATCTTGAAGATAAATGCCCAAGTTCTTAAAATTATCAGTAGGCTTTATTTCTGGATATGCTGCAATAATCTTTTCCCATAGTTCCATTTTTTATGCTCCTAAAAATGTTAATGCACAATAATTATTAGCTTCGCCGCCTGAGCAATTTACGCTTCCACCTTGTGTCTGAAAAACGAAAAGTTCAACATAATCTGTTGCAACCAAATCTGCTATATAAGAAAGCGTAAAGGCTGTGCTTTCATCGGTTGAAGTATTCATAAGAACACCTGCTGTGACTTGCGTTCCATTTTTGAAAAAGGCTGCGCTTCTTAATCCTGCTTCTGCTCCCGCAACTTGATTGAATTGCACCTGAGCATCAAAACTATATTTACCGCCCTTTCCAGAAGGTATGGTAAATCGGCTCGTATTTGTTGAAGTGCTGTGGAAAGCATCTGTATCAAAAGACTCCGAACCATAAGTTAAAGCAGTAGCAGTATTATTTGTTATGGATTGATTTCCGCTCAAATATGCCTTGCAACCGACAAATCCACTAACAGCAGGGGCAGCCCATTTTAAGCCTGTCGGAGAAACCGTAGAGTCGGCTGTTAAAACATGCCCATTTGTTCCAGCTGGCAAATTGTCGAATGCGGCATTGCCTGTTCCAACAATCAAATCGCCTTTTGCTGTGATTTCTGTTGCCATTGAATTCGTGATTGTCACCGCACCTGATGTGCCACCACCGCTGATTCCTGTGCCAGCTGTGACAGCTGTGATGTCGCCTTGATCATTTGCAATCCAAACAAAGTCAAGATCGGTTCCAGAATTTTTTGAAAGACGTTGACCCGTTGTTCCACCTTTAAGATCGACAAATG